TTACATTTACATTTCCATCAATAAAAAAATGTGTATTTTTTGGGATAATATGAACATTACCTGTCGTATCCGAATATATATTAGAAGTTCCAGCTGAGGTTGTAAACTCTATAATTGCGTTTGAGGAAGAACTTTCCACTCTTGGAATACCATCGTATACATGCAACTTTGTAGCTGGACTCTGTGTACCAATACCCACATTACTTGAATGAATCAAATGAATACAATTTATTTGAGTACTGTTATTGGCAACACCCATGACAAGACCTGTTGTGCTATTATCGGTATTACTGAAACCTCTCACATACCCACCTTCACCCGCGTTTGTGTAGAGGAGCATACCAGTCTCTTTATTCTCGCCACCACTCTCAAGTCGCAAAAGATCTATATTCTCTGGAGTTGTATCGTATACATGTATATTTGAACTTGGTGTTGTTGTACCCATACCCAGCTTTCCATCTCCATCAAAACGAGCAAATTCTCTATCTGTACTATCGTTAATCTCGTGAACAAATGTCAATGGACGACGTATCGTACTATCTAATAGATTTCTCACAATATTACGACTTGAGACTCCGGATGTAGTTGAAAATTCAATACCCGACAATTTAAATGAACCTCCACCCGCAAATTCAACATCACCATTAACAACTAATTTGGTATTAGCACCTCTCGCGTTTGCATCCGAACGTTGACCACCTACAACAACAAGACCATTATCACAAATAACGAGGGGTTTATCAGTTTGACCATCCATGTCATCAAGTATTTGACTTGTTCCATATAGACTTTCACCCGAAGAGGTATACGTTTGAAAAACGTGTTCACCTGCAATATGTCTAATTCTATCGGGACCATCATCAACAGATGAAGCATCATTACCCTTAAAGAAGAGTAATTCAGTTCTTGAAAAATCTGTATTATATCGTCTCTCAATAATATGTGTATTACCAAATTCATCACCACTGACACCACTGAACGAAAGTTGCTGTCCAATCACAACATTACCCAGAACTTCAAGGGATCCTCTTGGAGCATTAGTGCCTATACCAACATAACGAGAAGTACCATCAATGAATAGTCCTACAGCTGCATTATCCAACACTTTATTTGGGTTTTGGGTAATTCTAAAATCATTGGATCCAGACACACCAACTGCCCAACCAGATGGATCTACATCTCCATCAGTTTGAATATAAGATGTAAATGCATTCCCCTCATTTATATCAGTTTGCATTGCAACTATAGCATCACCAGATGGGGATTCGTGATTGTGTACAAGGATACCATTTGTTCCAGAATTCGCTATACCCGTGCAATACACCTCTAAGTGTGCAGCTGGTTGTGTTGTACCAATACCCACACGCCCCTCACTTTGGAGTGTCATGATATTCACTTCATCGTTATAGTGTTCATCTGATAAGCTTATGTCAAGCTTTGTCTTTGATTTTCCGGATGCGTTGTCATGCTTTCCCATTTTAAAAGTTGCACGCACACCGTCACGTGTTGCATTGCCTTCGCGTGTGAGATGCATGACTGTACCCAAATCAGTTGTGTCCACAATTGGGTGTGTATTTGTCACAACGAGGGATGCATCAAGGTGATTGTACCCATCTCTATATTGTGGTTGATCATTTATGAACACTGTACCACCAGAAGTATGAAGTCGTCCAATAGGACTCTCTACATTTATACCCACATTACTTGTTTCAAGGAGGGTCAATTTTGGTATACCCATTGTGGATGTGGTACTTGCGTAGAATTTGAGACCCTTCCCAGATCCAACTATGTTTTCTACTATGTTTTCACCACTGGACACACTTGTACGTGTGCGCATAGCTATATTTCCAGTGGATCCCCATATGTTACCAGTTACGATTGTATTACTTCCAATTACGTAAATATTACCATTTACAGTAAGTCTCTCAGTTGGATTTGTATTTGAAATACCTACATTACCATCAGATGCAATATGTAATCTTTCAATATTCTTTGTTTTAAATCTTATGTTTTGATGTGTATTTGAAGTACTCGCACCATAGACTTCAATAGAACTCACATTTGCAGTTGTCGGACCCGATTTGAGAATGAGTACATTAGATGTACTATCACCTCCAAATCTATCACCGTGAATGACTAAATTTGAACTTGAAAAGACCATCTCGGTTGTAAGATTTGTGGTTGCAGTATTACCCAAAACCCTGAGAGTATTTACAGCTGTTGTATTTGCAAATATTTTTGTACCAATAGAGAGTGTATCACTTGGAAATAGGTTTGATATACCCGATGGTGAAGAACCTATTGTTCGTAACGCGTTCATTTGAACATTACCATTTATGTATACCGGAGTTGTAGATGTTGCATCCAATACAAGTAAATTACCAGCTCTTAGACCAGTTGATCCAAGTATCAACCCCTTGGCAAATACATTTCCATTCGCATACACAACATTTGAATTTGTATCATCAATGAAGACATTTGAACCAACACAGAGATCGTGTGTTGGATATGTATTATTCGCGCCAATATTATTTGACGTATAAATGTCACCATACACGTGTACATTTACCGATTTTGTGGTATCTACATTAATTGTATCTGCATTATATCCTCCATATGCATCCGTTTGGAAAAATGCCATTTCCCGACCTCTATCACCCCCGACAAAACCGAGAGCTACATTTGAATAACCAACACCGGGTGTCATAACAATGGCAGTTTCTCTTGATAATATATCGTTTCCAAATCCAGAGTGAATGACCACATTGGCAACACGTAGTTCTTGTGCAGCTATATAAGTTGCACTTTCCGACACTGTAATATTACCGGTGACATGGATATTTCCTACAAGATTTAGATATCCTTCTTGGTATATATTACCTGTTATTTTTGCTACATTAGAACCTTGATCTGTCAACGCAATATTTGAACCAACACTTAAATTTGACGTTTTAATACCACCCACAACGGTTATAACATTTGAAGCCGTGCCATCTATCACAAGATTTGATCCAGATGTTGTCAACTTATTGTTTATAATTACATTAGTTGCCACAAGATTACCAGATACAGTCATAAGATCACGACCCGTAACATCAATACTTACCTTTGTTGATCCACCACTATCAACCTGAAAAGCCTTCGTTGGATTTGTTGTTCCTACAGCCAATTGGTTATCAACAAAGAAACGAGATGCCCGACCACGTCCTTGAAGATCAAGAATGATTGTATCTGTTTCATCTACAAAAAATTTATCACCCACAGATAAAGATTTTGTTGGTGCAGTATTGGCTATACCAATACGCCCCCGTGTACCAAGTTCTTCAACAATAAGAATTTCATTTGCTTCTATTTCTCTTGTCAAAATACTCTTGACTCCTGTAAGAGTTTCTTGTTCAACAGGTTCTGCATCAAGATTTGCCACATAAATCTGTTCAAATCTTGCGGTTCTACCCATTTATACTTTAGTTCCCGAATAAAATTCCAGCCAATCCATCCTTGATCCTGAGTACATTATAATTTACTGCGTACACATACATATCAGCCTGGTCTCCTCTAAGAATTCCCTTTTCTACACCACGAAGTATGAGTTTGGCATTATCAAGTCTACTGAAATTACACGTTCCAGATGGATTGTAATCCGATACATTTAAACCAAAATGATAAGCAAAATATCTTGTATACATTAAATCGTCTGAATCAACTCTAAAATCTGTCTTACCATATTTTGATTTGTAATAATTTTGAACCGTATGGAAGTATATTGGACTCATATTTTCAAGAAGAGGTGTTCCATTTACATGTATATCGGCATTTTTGAATGTAAAACGATCATTCGTTGGATCAATATTTGTTGCAGAATACCCAAAGAATATAGACTTTACGGGGTGATTAAATGCACTCAAATCTAAATCGTTATATCCACCCGTTTGGATTGTATTGTCAACTACATTAGAAACAGGAAATTCAAGTCTTTGTGTTTGTGTAATAATAAAGTCCATTTGGCGTTTTACAAGTGATTCTCTTTCTTCTTTGTCCAGGTATATATAGTTTCCATAAACATTTATTCGTTTTTGAGATGTATCATACCCATTCAGACTTGTTTCATTAAAATTGACTCTAACTTCAACTTGATGATGTGCCAAAGATACAAGAGGTAAAAATGCCCCATTATCACAAAAGAAGAAGTGAAGTGGTTGAAAGTTTCTGTTAGAAATACTTGTTTTATTTGTGAGCTCTTCTTGTTTCGCCCAAGTTTCCGCCAAATAGTTTGGCCAAATGTCCGCATAGTAGTCATAGTGTTGTGAATCTATCTTTTGACCACCTATATAAAGATCAATTGTTGAATTGAAAAGAAGATTTGATGAAACATTTGAATTTCTGTCAAGACCTTCAAACCAAAGACAGTTTACAAGATCTCCCAACACTGGGACTGTGAAAACTGGGTCTTTATCTGTAATAGTCTTAATGAGTTTGGGGGCTTGTGAAAAATTCGTATGTCTCGTAAACTTCATACGAAAGAATGAATGACCTTCTTCACTATTAAGATAAACATCTTGTACACCTTTTGAGACAAGTTGTATCAATGCACCAGACATTTATTTATTGTTCAGATTATAAAAACAGACACTTTCCCTGAGGGAACTCATCTTTCTTTTCTTCCTCGGCAACCTTCCCATGTATTTTGAAACCACCTTGGCGATATACTTTCATACGTTTATAGAACATGTTGGTAAACATAGACCATGGATCATGGATGTCATAAATGTGTGGATTGTTCTTTTTACCTTTGGTCTCCCTCATGATACGACCGATACTCTGTGTGATATCAGACTTGGGCGACGCTAAGATGACCGTATCAAGGGTTGGAATATCAAGACCTTCGTGGGCTTGTGAGAACGTTGCGAAAATGATCTTCATTTTGGATGAAGCCTGGAGATCCGCCTCCTTCATACCACCCATATAGAGTCCTGAACTTTTGGGGAAACATTGATGAAGCATCTCACAATGCCACCGTCTATCACTGAGAACCAAGAGCTGTCTCGTCCCCGCTGAAGCCTTTTTGATAAGTTCCACGAGCATTTGATTTCTCTTCCTATCTTCAACAACCTCCGTAATCATATTTGGCATTGAAATTTTACCATTTCTCATAGATGGTGGTGGATTTCTGTAATTGAATGATTCATAGGTCACAGGGAAAACCTCAACCTGTTCCTGGTTCTTTCTCTCCACGGCGAAGAATGTGGGTCCCATAAACCAATGAAGAACTTTTGTGAGACCATCCTTTCTCTCTGGAGTTGCCGAGAGACCAAAGATATGTTTTGGACACATTTTGAAAAGAGATTGTGAAAAGACCTTTGCGCATATATGATGAGCTTCATCCACAATGAGAGTCCCAATAGAGTCAAAGTCACTGAAGGAGTATTCCTTGAGGGAAAGGGATTGAAGCATAGCTATCACAAAGTCACACTCGGTCTCCTTTTTATCCTGTTGAACAATTCCAATTGTGGCACCTGGGCAAAACTGTTGAATGCGCTCCCTCCACTGATCCGCGAGGAACTGTTTATGGACAACAATCATTGTACGGTAGCCCAACTTACATGCTATCGCCAAGGATACGGTGGTCTTGCCATACCCGCATGGGAGTGAGAGAACTCCATGACCTGCTTTAATAGCAGCGGCAAGAGCCTCGTTTTGATG